TGCAGACACAAATACGTATCATCATATTGTAAATGATAAATCTGTTGCAGGTAAAGATGTGTACAACATTATTACTTCTGATAGGATTCATTTACATGCTGGTGATAAGATCTTAGGGTTTGATGGTGCTAGTGGTGGAATAGAAGTATTTATTTCTGTCAAGCAATTCTACAACCCTAACCGTTAAATGCATAACGGGGTTGCAATCTTATGTGTAGTATGATATAACTATTCGTATATAACTAGTCTCCAGTTGGTATCCTAGCCAACACGCACAAATTAACTGGAGATTTAGAAATATGTTTAGAAACTTACTAACACGCTTTCAAGAGCATCAGCAACGCAGAGCAGACTACTGGGTTCTTATGAACCTCAAAGACAAAGACCTTCATGACATGGGTATTTCCCGTGGTGAGATTTACAATAAGGTCTTTGGTCAAAACCAGTAAGACTACAAAGGACTTGTTTATGGCAAGACAGCTAACTGAAAAACAACAGAAGTTCTTAGACGTTCTGTTTGATGAAGCCAGAGGTGATCCTGTTAAAGCTAAAAAGCTTGCAGGATACGCCGAAGGCGTGGCTACAGCACAGGTTGTGGGAGCTATTGAAGATGAGATTGTTGAGAGAACTAAGAAATTTATTGCTCAGTCATCCACCAAGGCTGCGTACACCATGTTCAGTGTAATGGCTGACCCAACAGACCTAGGTGTCAAAGAAAAGATGACAGCGGCTAAAGACATCCTAGATCGAGCAGGTTTTACTAAGACAGACAAAGTAGAGGTTAAAGCATCAGAGCCTCTATTTATTTTACCGTCTAAAGATAGTGATGCCGAAGATTAAAACTGCTAGAGCGTCTGAAGCAAAGTATCCAGCTAAGACAGACTGGCAGATACCACTACGAGGAGAAAGTGGAGAGTGGTATCCGATTATACGAGTTGGAAGACATGTACCCTTTGGATACAAGCAGGATGAGGAAGATCCTGATTTACTAATACCCTTACCAGAAGAATTAGAACTTTTAGAAAAAGCAAAACTATTCCTACGAGAGTACAGCCTAAGGCAAGTAGCTAAATGGTTATCTCAACAGTCAGGTAGGTATATATCACATGTAGGGTTAGACAAACGTGTCAGGATCGAAGAAAAGCGCAGACGAGCTTCCTCTAGCTATAGAAAGTATGCCAAAAAGTATAAAGAAGCGGCAAGGAAAGCGGAGAAGATCGAAAAAGAAAGAATTGGTGGTAGAGCTGCCAAAAGAATCTTTAAAGACTTCGAGTCAGATTCCAGCAGTTCCGAAGCCAGCTGATGCAGATTTAGATCAAGCTAAGCAAGATATTATCTTTGAACCTAACCCTGGTCCTCAGACAAACTTCTTAGCCGCTACAGAGCAAGAAGTACTCTATGGTGGGGCAGCTGGTGGTGGTAAGTCCTATAGTCTAATAGCTGATCCAGTGCGATACTTAAACAACCCTAACGCTAGGATGTTAATTGTACGGAGAAGCACAGAAGAATTAAGAGAACTTATATCAGTATCTAAGCAGCTATACCCCAGAGCGATACCAGGTATTAAGTTTATGGAACGAGATAAGACTTGGGTAGCTCCTAGTGGTGCAACTCTCTGGATGTCTTATCTAGACCGTGACGATGACGTTATGAGATACCAAGGTCAGGCCTTTAACTGGATTGGCTTCGACGAACTCACGCAGTGGCCTTCAGACTACTCCTGGAATTATATGCGTTCAAGACTACGTACTACTAAAGCTTCAGGGTTGCCTCTATACATGAGGGCTACGAGTAACCCAGGAGGTCCAGGGCATCAGTGGGTTAAACGAACCTTTATTGATCCAGGCACTCCTAATTGTGCATTTTGGGCTACAGACCAAGACGGAGAAACCATCTGTTGGCCTAAAGGACATAGCAGGGAAGGCGACCCTCTATTTAAGAGAAAGTTTATCCCTGCGACTTTGTTTGATAATCCTTACCTGTCTGATGACGGGATGTACGAAGCCAACCTACTCTCTCTGCCTGAGCACCAAAGAAGGCAGTTGCTTGAGGGAGACTGGGACATTAACGAAGGGGCCGCTTTTCCTGAATTTACTCGTAAGATACATGTGGTAGACCCTTATGAAATACCTCAAAGTTGGCCTAGGTTTAGAGCGGCTGACTACGGATACGGATCTTACAGTGCTGTTGTTTGGTTTGCTGTTGCTCCAGATGAACAACTTATAGTCTATAGGGAACTCTACGTGTCTAAAGTATTAGCAACTGATTTAGCTGATATGGTTTTAGACCTTGAATCTGATGAGAAAATACGATATGGTGTTTTGGATAGCTCTTTATGGCATAAGCGTGGTGACACTGGGCCATCACTGGCTGAACAAATGATAGTCAAAGGCTGTAGGTGGAGACCAGCAGATAGATCAAAAGGTTCTCGTATAGCAGGTAAGAATGAATTACATAGAAGACTGCAGGTAGATGAGTTTACTGAAGAGCCTCGATTAGTTTTCTTTAGTACTTGCTATAATACGATAGCTCAACTACCCGCCTTGCCCATAGATAAAAACAATCCTGAAGACGTAGATACAAAAGCAGAAGATCACGTATACGATGCACTACGATACGGAATCATGACAAGACCTAGAAGTAACTTGTTTGATTTTGATTCTAGCTCTCAACGTACAGGCTTTCAGGCAGCAGATTCAACGTTTGGATACTAAGGAATAATTATGGAAGAAGATGACATCTTAGCTGAAGAAGTCTACATGGAAGATGCTGAAGTATCTTACATAGAGGATACCGAAGAGAATGACACTAGTGATCCGTTAGTGGGTTCTATCGTCAACTATATCCAACAACGTTTTAGTAAAGCTGAGACTGCTCGAAACGGAGAAGAACAACGCTGGATTAGATCCTATAGAAACTATAGAGGTCTATACGGACCAGACGTACAGTTTACTTCTACTGAAAAATCTAGAGTGTTTGTTAAAGTTACAAAGACTAAAGTTCTAGCTGCTTACGGTCAGATTGTAGAAGTTCTTTTTGGAGCTAACAAGTTTCCTATTAGTATTGACCCTACTATCTTACCCGATGGTGTAACAGAAGCTGTTCGTCTTGAGACAGAAGACTCTGTTAAGAAAATGAATGAACAACAAGCTCCTGAGGACCAAGGAGTTCCAACTTTAGAACCAGGTGAAACTCTTGTAGACTTCAGAGAAAGACTGGCTGGCTTAAAAGAAAAACTAGCTCCTGTAGAAGAGAACCTTATGGAAGGTGAGGCTGAATCACCTACACAGATTACTTTCCATCCTGCTATGATTGCAGCTAAGAAAATGGAAAAGAAGATCCATGATCAACTAGAAGAATCAAACGCTAGGAAAGAACTACGTACAGCAGCCTTTGAGTGCGCACTGTTTGGTACAGGCATTATGAAAGGTCCGTTTGCTGTAGATAAAGAGTACCCCAACTGGTCTGAGGAAGGAGAGTACTCACCTCTTATTAAAACAGTACCTAAATGTTCTTCTGTTTCTATCTGGAACTTCTATCCTGATCCCGATGCCTCTAACATGGATGACGCAGAGTATATCATCGAGCGTCACAAGATGTCTCGTACTCAACTTAGAGCACTTAAGAACAGACCCTTCTTCCGCACAAATGCTATCGACACTTCAATTTCTATGGGTGAGTCCTACACTAAAGAGTGGTGGGAGCAAGCTATGGATGACGATGAACAGGAAGCCCGTAGCGAGCGTTTTGAAGTCTTAGAGTTCTGGGGTTATATGGATACTGACCTTCTAAAAGATCAAAACGTAGAAATTCCAAAAGATATGGAAGACGTAGATCAAGTATCTGTAAACGCTTGGGTTTGTAATGGACAAGTTTTACGCCTAGTAATGAACCCGTTTACACCTTCTTATATCCCGTATTACGCTGTACCCTACGAAGTTAATCCCTATAGTTTCTTTGGTGTAGGTATTGCTGAAAACATGGATGATACGCAGACTTTGATGAATGGCTTTATGAGAATGGCCGTTGACAATGCTGCTTTATCTGGTAATCTTATCATCGAGGTTGACGAGACGAATCTCGTCCCAGGGCAAGACCTCTCCGTGTATCCAGGTAAAGTGTTCAGGAGACAGGGAGGGGCACCTGGTCAAGGAATTTTTGGAACTAAGTTTCCCAACGTATCTAACGAAAACATGCAACTCTTCGACAAGGCAAGGGTATTAGCAGATGAATCAACAGGGTTCCCGTCTTTTGCACATGGTCAAACAGGGGTTAGCGGTGTTGGTAGGACTGCAAGCGGTATTAGTATGCTTATGTCTGCTGCTAATGGTTCTATTCGTAATGTGGTTAAGAACGTAGATGACTACTTACTTTCTCCATTGGGTAAAGCATTCTTTAACTTTAATATGCAGTTTGACTTTGATCAAGAGATTAAGGGTGACTTAGAAGTTAAAGCACAAGGTACTGAAAGCTTAATGGCTAATGAAGTTCGCAGCCAGCGTTTACTCCAGTTCTTACAGATTACACAGAACCCAACCTTAGCTCCGTTCTCTAAGATGGACTATATTATTCGAGAGATTGCTAAGTCTATGGATCTTGATCCCGATAAGGTAGTCAACTCGATGGCTGACGCCAGACTACAAGCAGAACTTCTAAAAGAGTTCCAAGCTCAAAATCCTGAAGCACAACCTCAGCAAGGTGTACCCTCACCTCAGGGTGGTCCTCAGGGAGCGGGAGCAGCCCCTAGAGTACAGGATACCTCTGGAGCAGGGGGCGGTAACATAGGAACTGGTACAGCGCCTCAGCCAGGAGAACAGGGCTTCTCAGGTAATACAGGGCAGCAAGGTGCTGCATGAGCTTAAAGTTAGTAGTTAATAACAAAGACTCTTGGGATGCGATGCTAGAGGAGTTAGAGGTTCGCATCCAGTTTGCTTACAAACAGCTAGAACAACGAACAGAAGTAGAGGAACTATACAGACTTCAAGGTGAAGTACGTGCTCTACGATCTTTGACTCGCTTGAGGGATAAAGTAAATGGCGGCTCCTAAAAAATCCTTAAGACCAAAACCTAGACCAAAGGGGTTAGGGGAAAAGAAATCTTCTGCTCCTGAAACGTCTATAACACCTAGACGCAGAATAAGTGATCCAGAAAGACAATACAGCCTAGCTACCGTAGAATCTAGGGCAGAGTTTGATCCATCCATGTCTTGGAATCCTATTGCTCGCTTAGGTTTTAAGGGGTACGAAAGAGATAAAGTGACTAACCTTACAGTACCCGAAGGTTTTTCAGAAAAAATAGTTGGTCTGGATATAAAGGATAACGCCTTTTATATTCCGTCTAATATCTCTCAAAAAAGAGCTACCTCATTGCTAAAAGCAGAGGGTGTTCCCAGTGAGGTTGCTTCAACAACAACCCCTGACTCTATTGTAACAGACGTTGATACAGCTAATCCTCGTACTTGGTCACATGAAATGTCTCATAGAGGATTTGATAGAATCCTTGAAGAAATAAACAATGACCCAGGTGGACCATTAGCTGGTCAAAGAAAGTTTCAAGAAAAATACGGAAAGAGAGCTTTCAATGCTTTAATAGGTGCTTCTGGAGAATCACATGAAGGCACTACAGAGATGTTTGATGATGTAGCTAATTCTATTCTTAGAGGGGAAGATCCTGCTTCTGACTTAGACAAAGTAGATTTAAATAGAATAAAAGAGTTTCAAAAATTAATAAAAAAGAAACCCGAAGACAGGTCAAAATTTTTAGTTAAAAAGTATGAGCCTTATATAAAGTTAATGGAAGCTGCTCAAGATATACTTACTGAGTCAGGAGAGCCACCTCAAGCACCTTCTTATAAAGAATCCTTTTTAGATAAGATTAAAATTAAGTTAGGTTTCAACGAAGGGGGTATGGTGTCAGAAGATACTTTTGGTTTATCAAATCAGATGGGTGACTTAAACTTTTCGGCACCCTCAAGTAGTCCTATTGAAACTGAAAAGAAAGACAGTACTCTAGCTACCCCGCCGTTAAAAAAGACTAGTTCCTTTTCTCGTAGACCTGGTTTCAGGGGAGATGGGGCTTTTGACTTTAGTGGGTTTGGTTCTTTCCTAAAAGAAAATGTTTCTGAAGAAGAACTTATGGCAGGGTTAGACAAAGCAGGGGAAACTCTAGTTCCTTTTTATGAAGCAGGGGGTAACGTAGCTAATGTTATAGACGAGTACTCTAAGCCCGAAGAAGAACGTAACTACGAGTATATTCGAGAAGAACTAAATAAAGCTGGGAAGTCTGCCGCAACTGAGGCCGCTATGATAGCTCTTGGTGGTTTAGCTATTAAGTATGGGTCTAAAGGACTAAAGGCTCTGAAGAATAAAGCTTCTCAGTATGAGATTGATACAAACACGACTTCTGCATTTGGTGTAGGTTCTATTCGAAAGAAAGATACCTTTGAGGAAGTAATGACTCCTGTTAAATCTACTAAGAAAAATGTTAAGAAAACAGGTGAAGCTATCCTGCGTCCCTCAGAGGATTTGGCTGCTGACTTAGACCCTAGGCTAGGGAGAGCTATGTCTGCTGAGACAGCTGGAAGTATTATGCCTGGACCTGGAAAGTTCTTTGACCCCTCTAAGAAAGGTTACAAAGGGGATAGATTTGTTGGTATGCTTCAAGATGCTGACATCGAGTTAGACCTTGAGTTCGGTAATTACATTATGATGGGTAAGGGTGCTCCTAAAGATGTAAGCAATGAAACCTTTGAAAACCTATTTATATCAGCAAGACCATCCCAGAAGAAAACAACCTTTGGGCAAAACAATAAGTCTGTAGCCCGTGCTAATGTCTATGATGGACCATCTCTTACTGTAGCTGATATGAAGGCAAACTATAAAGCTGCTACTGGTAAGACTGGTGTAGAAGTACGCACAAACCTTTTGCAACCTGAACGATTTAATGTAGTTACAGATAAAGGTCTACAAGATTTAGATCACCCTATTGTTGCCGTTCATAACATACAAGGTGATAAAAAACATTATTATACTCTTGATACACAGTTTGTTGGCCCTGTTCGTATGGATAGGATTACTAACAAAGTTAATCGAAAGAATAAAAATACAGGTGAGGTAAAGAAAGAAGTACCGCAGCCTAATTTACGTCCCGTTACAGTAGGGGATGTCACACTTGGTGATCAAGTAGGAACTATTAAAGTAGGTAAAAAAGAACATCCTCTTTATGATTACATTGAGGTAGATGCTACAGCATCAGCACCAGAGGGTATGGGTTCTACACAAAAATTTAACGAAGGCGGTATGGCAATGAAAGATCAAATGGATGTAGTGTTTAAGTCTAGCCGTGCGGGTTATGCTCTTGGCGGTGAGGTAGGCCAAATTGATCCAGTATCAGGGAATGAAGTACCACCAGGATCAACACCTAAAGAAGTACGAGATGATATCCCAGCTATGTTGTCCGAAAATGAGTATGTAGTTCCTGCTGATGTTACTCGATACTATGGTGTTAAGTTCTTCGAAGATTTACGTGCTCAGGCTAAAACTGCCCTTGCTCAGATGGAAGCCAATGGTCGTATAGGCGGTGAAGAAATACCAGATGACGATGAATTAACAGATGATGAAATGGCTTTACTACAAGAAGTTATGTCAGCGGAGCCGACTGGTATGGCTATGGGTGGTATGGTAGGCCAACAGATGGCCCCTACTGATCCGTATCAGCAACAGGCTATGATGTACAAAGAACCTCTTAAAGCAGCTGAGGGTGTTTCTGTAGGAACAACTTACAAAGGCCAACAGTTAGATCCGTTTGGAAATCCTATCTCAGCAGCCCCAACGCCACCTACCTCACCTCAAACACCACAGGTAAGCACACCGACTGCTACAGATCCAAATAAGATTTATGGATTAGATACAACTATGGAGCAAGCTCCAACAACAGCTATTCCTGTTTCAACAACGACAACTGCTACACCAGATGCGACACCGACTGGTGAAAGTGGTATGAAGACAACCTTTTACATTCACAAGGATGGCAGAAGAATATCAGTTCTTATCTTGAATGGTAGACCAATTAGTACTGTTCCAGCTGACTTTGGTGAGTTCCTTGAGGACACCCCAGAGAACAGAACTAAACTTAACTTTGGTGTAGAAGAAGCAGCACCAGAAGTAACTACTGAGGGTGTTGCAACAAGTGATGACAAAGATCAAACTGATGACATAGACATTAGAACAAAGGTTGATCCCAATACTCCTGAGGGTGTTCAAGCTCTGTATGAAGACAGCGGTGTCAATCTAAAAGATCCTCTTCAAGGGGCTAAGGATGCGCTAGAAGGGGCTACTAAGATACCTCAAGGCGCTGGTATTGTAGCCTCTGCTATTAATCCCTTCTTAGGCCTTGGTCTTGGTATGGCTAACGCTGCAGGACAACTTACTGCTGTTTCTAAAGCGCAAGCAAACTTACAGATGGCTGAGTTCTTAGGTAAAGACGAGGATGCTACAGCTATTCAAACTGAAATAGATAACTTTATTAAGAATGCTCCAGGGGTCGTTGACACACTTGACGAGTACGTAGCTAAAGGTACTAGAAGATTTAATAACGCTATTGAAGCTGCTACAAGTATAGATGCGCCTGAGGATGCTATTATTGACTTCAAAAAATTAAGTGATAAAGGTAAAGAAAACGTTAGCGAGTACCTTATAGCAGAAAGCCCAGGCTATAAGGGTGCTACTGTTAGAGATGACGGTGCTATTGTAAGAAAAGGTCCAATCAGAGGTGAAGACTTAGGTGGTACTTTCGTGGAGACTACGACTACTGATAAGGGTGAAACAGTAAACGTATTTAAACCAGGGGCAACAACAGTTAGACCTAAGGCAAGGCCCACAGCAAAGCCTGCTGCAAAGCCCGCAGCAAAACCCGCAGCAAAGCCTTCTACAAGTAATGACAAGTCTACCCGACTAGATAGATCTAACCCTAATACAAGTACTAACGTAACTAATCATTTGTCAGATAGAGAGAAAGAATCTCTGGCGGCTAACCCTGCCCTAACAGATCACTACGTAGCTACAGCTAACAGACGGGCTAACGAGTCGGCTGCTGGGGATAGTTCTAACACAGACAATGCTAACGAGGCTTCAGATAGCGGTGGTTGCTTCCTGACTACAGCTATTGTTGAACGTAGGGGTGAAGCTGATAATGGGCCAACGTTGACTATCTTGAGAAACTTTAGAGATACTTACTTAGCGGGTATACCTGAAGAGGTAGAAAAGTATTACAGAGTAGCTCCTCAGATTGTTGCATCTATTCCATCTGATCATAAAGACTGGGACTGGATTGGATCTCAGGTTGATAAGTCTGTTGAGTATATCAAAAAGGATATGCTTGATAACGCTTATACTACCTACAAGGCAATGGTTAATAGACTAGAAAAAGATTGGATCAAGTAATGGAAGGTATTGAAGAATACAAAGAAGTAGTTCTGAATAGGTTTTTAAATTTACCTGAGGAAGATAAATCAGTTCTTAGAAGAGTACCTGAGACACCTATAGGAGATGCTTTAGGTAAACTCTTCCCTGAGATGCAAGGTCTTTTCCCGAGAGATGTTCCAGTAGAAGAAGCTCCAGTACAACAACCCCCTATGGAACAACCCCAAATGAAACGTGCTGGCTTAGGATCACGTTAAACCCCTAGGCATTCCAAATAAAGATAAGGCTACCCAGCATTCCGCTGGCCCCAACATAAGGAGAAAGATATGCCTGAACTAACACAAGTAGAAAGCCCAAAGACAGCAGGTTTTGTTGATCGAGGTTATAACTACGAACTTAAACGTAAACGTATACAAGATGAAGAAAAAGAGATTGCTAAACTAGAAGCGGAGGCCAGAGGTGAAACCGTCGAAGAGGAATCCGATGGCGAAGGACTTGAGGCAACCGAAGTACAGGCCACGGGTGATACCCAACAAGAAGAAGCCAACATTGAAGTTGAAGCACAAGAAGATGACTCAGACCTAAGCCCTGAGGAAAAGTCTTTTAAGAAACGCTATGGTGATTTACGCCGCCACATGCAACAAAAAGAAAAAGAGTGGGAAGAAAAGTTCAGTAGCTTTGAAGATAGAATGCGTAAAGAATCTATCGTTCCCCCTAAGTCAGATGAAGACATTGAGAACTGGGCTAAAGAGTATCCTGATGTAGCTGGTATTGTTGAGACTATCGCTGCTAAGAAAGCTCAAGAGATGTTTAAGAAGGCTGAAGACAGACTATCTCAACTAGATGAAATACAATATGAGGCAGAGCGTAAAACAGCTGAGAGTAAGATTAGAGAGTCTCATCCTGACTTTGATAGATTGAGAGAATCAGACGAGTTTCACTCTTGGGCAGAAGCACAACCGAAATGGGTACGTGATGCCTTATACGAAAACATGGATGATCCTGACTCAGTGGTTAGAGTTATTGATCTCTATAAGATTGACAGCGGGGAAACTCCTCAAGCTAAAAAGGCTAAGACTAAAGCAGCAGCCAAAACAATTGGTAAAGGTTCAAGAACTAAAGTTGATCCTACGGAAGCTGGCTCCATGATTAGAGAGTCAGAGGTTGCTAAGATGTCAGCCAGAGAGTTTGAGTCTCGTGAAGAAGAAATTACTAAGGCTATGCGAACAGGGAAATTCGTGTATGATCTTAGTGGTAGTGCACGATAGGTGTTGACAAATCCTTTTGTGTACATATAACTAAGTACGTATAGTTTTAAGAGCCTCTTTTTAGACTACCTCTTATACTATAAACCTTTCCCAAACCTTACTACATAAAGTCTAAACAAAATAAGAACTACCTGATTAAGTATAGGCCCGTTAAATATCTGGTTGGCCGACTGGATACAATACGCACCCTAAAAAACAATCAGCCTCTTTATAGGTGTTTAAGCTTTGTATCCCGAAACTCATACATAACTCGATTAACCTTAAGCACCTTGTGTGAGTTTTATTTATTAAGCCAAATATCATGGAGGATTTACTATGGCTTTTTCAACTGCAGGGGGATACGGTAACTTGCCAAACGGCAACTTCAGTTCCGTAATCTACTCTAAAAAAGTACAGCTTGCTTTCCGCAAGAGTACTGTATGTGGTGACATCACCAACTCTGATTATTTCGGGGAGATCGCAGCCCAAGGGGATACGGTCAAAATTATTAAAGAACCTGAGATTTCTGTGAGCAGCTATGCTCGTGGTACTAACATCTCAGCACAAGATCTTGATGATGAGGATTTCTCATTAGTCGTTGATAAAGCTAACTATTTTGCCTTTAAAATCGACGATATCGAGGAAGCCCATTCCCATGTTAATTTCATGGATCTTGCAACCAACCGTGCAGCTTATCGTTTGGCTGACCAGCATGACCAAGAAGTTCTTGGTTACTTGGCTGGCTACAAGCAATCAGCTTTACATGCCGATGCCGATACTGTCAATGACCAAGTAAACGGTACTAAAGCAGTAACTACTGCTGGTTCAGATGAATTGCTCTCAAGCATGAAACTGAAAAAAGGTGACTTTGGTAACATCACAACAGCTTCAGCAGGTGATCACTCGATCCCAGTTGCAGCACGTTTGCCTGGTGCCACAGCCCTTCCAACAGCATACGCTTCACCAGCAATGGTTGTTGCTCGTATGGCCCGCCTCTTGGATCAACAGCAAGTTGATACTCAAGGAAGGTGGCTCGTAGTTGACCCCGTGTTCATGGAAGTACTTCGTGACGAAGATTCACGCCTCTTTAATTCAGACTTCGGTGAAGCAGGTGGACTACGTAATGGTCTGGTCTTGAATAACTTCCACGGTTTCCGTGTATACACTTCAAGCAACCTGCCTTCAGTTGGTACTGGTTCTGCAACTACAGGTACAGCAAACCAAAACGCTAACTATGGGGCGATTGTAGCTGGTCATGATTCTGCTGTAGCAACTGCTGAGCAGATCAACAAGACTGAAACTTACCGTGACCCTGACAGCTTTGCTGACATTGTTCGTGGTATGCACCTTTACGGCAGAAAAATTCTGAGGCCAGAAGCCTTGGTTACTGCTAAATACAACTTGGCATAAGAGAGGACTAAACAATGGCTTTACAATCTCCAGTTCGTATTGAGACTGCCGTGATTGCTCACGGTGATCTTACCACTAGCTCAACTCACGAAATCGGTGTAGTTCCAAACAATTGTGTGGTTCTTGCTGCTGGTTCTGAGTGTACTGCTGCAGCCACTATCGGTGGTGCTAACGCAGTAAGCTACGGTGTAACAGGTGGTGACGTTGACATGCTTGGTACTGCTGATATTAATGGCGCTAAAACATTAGGTGCCACTACTACCACAGTAAACGGCATCACAAATGTCACAACTGCTGACACGACCATTACTGCATTGCTTGCAGGTTCAAATGCTCCATCAGCAGGTTCTTTCCAGTTCTTTGTAGTATATGCCCCAATGGGTGCTACTAAAGCTGCTGCGGAAGTAGACCGTGATACGCTTGCATAAGTGAACTAACCTTAGGGGCTGCTTTC